TCACGCATTGGGTCATCTTGTGCGACTAACAATGTGTGGTCAAACCAATCTTCTAACAAACCTTTGAGCGGCTTTAATCCACCAAAGTCTGTTACCCAATTACGTGCGTCTAATGTATCAGCTTCAAATTCAAAATGAAACGACATTGCGTATCCATGAATTAGATTACAATGACTATCTGCACGCCATTGACGATAAGCGACTGGGCCTATCTGATTGTACGTTTTTGTACTGAAATATTTCTTTGCCATGATGTTCTCCTATGTTATTATAGCATAGGCAGCAGAATTTGTAAAGCGGGAATGATGCCAAAAGACCGCTATGATTATTTATCCTTTGTCTCGGCTTCTACTACCCGCTTACGCAAACTTGAACTGCTGAAACTATGGTCACGTCCATTGAACACTAATTCAATATTACGTTTTTCACATATTTCTTGTCCAGTGAAGTCTTTCCCTTTGTACTCAACCCCTAGTATACGCACATCTACCGGCAATGTCAATAAGATATCTTCCAAATCTTTTTCTGTATTGTAAACAACTATCTCGTCAACAAAGCGTACTGCACTCAAACTAATCTGTCGTTCTACAATACTTTGAATAGGTGCATTCTTTCCGGGTCTGTCCCATTGTGCGTTATTTTGTAATCCGGCAATTAGGTAATCGCAATGATTCTTAGCTTCACTAAGCATTGCAATATGTCCTGCGTGTAGTATATCAAATTGCGAGAATACGATACCTATCTTAAGACCCTGTAGTTTTAGTTCTTTGATTCTGTTAAATATCATTTTTTCAATGTTCTCCACATCTTTACTTTAGAATGGTCATCTAAGAATTCTTGTTCAGCGGCATAAGTTGGAGCATCAGCCATGATTTCATCTAGTAACCATTTAAGACGGTGTAAGTCTTTTTTAATTTCCCAAGTAGTAAATCCATCATTATGACTAGAGTGAAGTTCTACACCAGCCATATAAATTTGATGATGAACACTATTATAGTCTATTGGTTTACGAAATCCCATTATACCAACTCCTCAATGATGCCAAGTATCTCTGCGATAATAATAGCAATACCACCTATCAATAGATTGTTATTAATAATACAGATACCGGCAAATATTCTGATAAAACTCTTAACGATACTAACATAGAAATGTCCTTTACTAGTATCTTTCGGTTGTATTTCCATTATTGTTTCCTAGCTAGTTGATAAAATTCTGCACGTGCTGACCAATTTTTAATATGTTTATTCATCTTCTACTCCTCTAGTTTTTACATTCTTTGATAAATATATGTATGGGACATAATATCAAAAAACAATTTTATCATTATTTCATCTACAAGACAACTTGTTTGGTGAATAACAAAATCTATATAGGCTGTCATGCTACTAACAACCTTGATGATGGGTATCTTGGCTCTGGTAAGTTACTTTTTGCCGCTATTAAAAAGTACGGTAAAGAGAACTTTTCACGAACCATTTTAGAAACCTTTACTAATCCTGAGGATATGTTTTCCAAAGAACGAATCATAGTCAATGAAGATTTGATTTCATCTGATACATCATACAACTTAGTTGTCGGTGGTTCAGGTGGATTCAAAGTACAAGACATTGACGATTGGAAATCTAAACTAAAAGCATCTCGCGGAGATAGAGCACCATTTAAGGGAGGCTCACATTCTGAAGAATCAAAGAGAAAGATTTCTAATTCGGGTAAAGGTAAGACTGCTTGGAACAGAGGTCTTCCGGGTACTTGGGTTGGTAAAACCCACAGTGAAGAAAGTAAACAAAAGATTTCCATAAGTAAAAAGGGGCAATCTGCTGGTGAAAAGAATCCAATGTTTGGCAAGAGTGCTGTTGCAGGACGAAAATGGTATAATGACGGTATCAAAACTTATTACCTGTTCCCCGATGATCCTGCGTCAACAATTCTTACCTTAGGTCGTTTAAAGAAACCATCCGCATAAACTCTGCTCTTGCTGCCGGATCAGTTTTGAAACCCCCACCTAATCTACTTGTTACAGTAGAACTACCTGTATCTTCTACTCCCCTGCTACGAACACAGTAATGTCTAGCGTTGATTACAACCGCAACATCTTCTGTTTCAAGGATGTATTGTAATGCATGGAATACTTGTTCTGTTAATCGTTCCTGAATTTGCGGACGCTTGCTAAAGTATTCTACAATACGATTAATTTTACTCAATCCAAGTACTTTTTGTTTAGGAACATATGCGACAGTAGCCAATCCATCGATTACGACAAAGTGATGTTCGCAGTTACTTTGTACATTAACATTGCGCTCTACAACCATTTCGTTATAGTGCATCTTGTTATCGACGGTAGTACATTTAGGGAATGCTTCATAATCAAGTCCCCAAAAGATTTCATTTACATACATCTTAGCAACACGCTTGGGTGTTTCAATAAGACTGTCATCCATTAAATCTAGACCAAGTGTTTGCATGATAGAATGAAAATGTGCTTCAATCTTTTCAATTTTTTCTTTGCGGTCTAGTGTGTTTAATTTTGTAGGTGTCTCAACACCCATTTTGACTAAGTACTCGTGTACTCGTTGACCCAACTCTGGATCGCATTTTGTTTTATTATAACTCATAGATAACCTTCCTTTGTGATGGTTTGTGTTTTGAAATATAAGCAACCTTTTTGCTGCTTACATATTTATTTATCAAAGATTAAACCTTAGCTTCTTTTCTTGCTGCTTTTTCTGCTGTAATTTCGTTACGGCGTGCTTTGACTGCTTTAGCTAGTTCACCCAATGCTTTACGGGCACGAGTTCCTGCTGCTGCATTGCCTGCTTCAAACTTGGTATGTTCTACTTCGTATGCTGCCAATTGTGTTTTAATATCTTCATGTGCTTTCATTTTAGTTTCCTTTTAAAAATTTATTTAACTTGGATCGCCTTGACCCACAATATTACCATCTGCGTCAGACAACTCTAATGGTCCCAAAAGAATATAGTCAGTGTCATCACAACTCCATCCTAATTCTTCTAGTCCTTCAAAGTAATCTTCTTCCCATGCTTCTTCTATTTTTGCTTGTTCTTCTCTGGGCATGTCTTCAGGAAATTCCCAATCTGCCCAACAACCATCATCCATGCTTACCAATTCCCAATCGTAATCACTATCACTGAGATTGTATTCACCTTCATTTTTATAGTCAATATCAGGTTGTTCATCACTTTCACAGTAAAATTCACACCAACGATAGCCTTCGGTTCTAATAATTACTTCACTATCTTTGCGCCAGTATTGTTTTTCAACTGCACTCTTTTTATGCTGTGTTTTTAATGTCCAAGTTGCCATTTTAATATTTACTTTCTCTAGTGTGTTTACGATAATCAGTAGTCATTCGTAGCATATCTTCGCCCTTGCCTTCAAGTATATCACATACTCTGTCAATAGTACTATCATTACGGTTGCTTATTTCTCCCATTCTTGGATGTGGTGATTGTAGTAGTGTTTCCAATTTATTCACGGCATCGTCAATAGACCAAGGAATATACATACGTTCATGGTCATTGGCAAAAGTTTCGGGGAAACTGCGATAAGCAGGATAGAGAACATTGCATCCAAGAGCATCTGCTTCTGATACGGTGTTAGAGACCCAGTCTTGTAACGCACAATTAAATACTACCCGACTATCATTAACAATGTTGTAGTAATCATTTTTTTCTAAATCCTCATAGATTGTTAATTTTCCTGCATCTACCATTTCACGAGTGCGTTGCATATAACTATCGCTGTTAGATTTTAGTTTGCCACCACTACAGACACAGAATTCAACTTTTGATAATCCAGGATGACTGTTCCATACCTCAATGAGATCCATGTAAAAGTCTGGCTGTTTTTCTTGATCCCAACGTGCAGAGAATACTACACGCATCTTGCGTTCATTGAATGACTTGATACTTGCTACACGAGATTGCACTTCATCTTTACCAAATGCTAACCCACTGATATTATAGATTGGAGCAGTCCAACCTGCAATCTTCATGTGCATTACCATTTCTTCATTAGTAGCAAGTACACCGTCTACGAATGAGTCAAGCATTTTTTCATAATGACCCATCCACTTGGACATACCCCATACGTGTACGAAATCATCAGGATCAATACTTTGAGCAAGACAACGAACAAAAATGCGAGGTCTGTGAATGCTATCAATTTGATTGAGTATATAAGGAAGGCTCTCAATACCGGGCTGAAACATATCTTCAAAGTAAACAACATCTTCGCAGTTTAATTCACCTTGTTTCATCATACGAATTAGATTCATAAGTTGGCTCATACCAAAGTATGTGCGACCATGAGCATCTAATACTTGACCAGTTACAATTGCTTGGTCATTGCTGAGTGTTTTTCCGGGCACTACAACGTAGTTGATGCCTCTACGATCAAACACACGAGTATTCCACTCTTGTAACTGTAGAGTGTATCTAGCTTTATAAGGCTCCAGCCCCATGTAATAGAGTTTACGCATTATGGACGAGCGTTTTCCTGCCATTGATTTCGTGCAAATTTGCCTGTAGCAAATTTAGTATACTGACGATATACATAACTCCGTTGATCGTAGAGTTCTGATTCATTGTACTTATAACCATATTCCACGCAGAATTCTAGATAGTTCTCTAGGTCCTCAAAAAGTTGACGAACACGTGGGTTTGATTGAAAAGTTTGTTTTGCCATTTTATTTTCCTTTAAATAGCGAGTGATTGATAAGGTTGTGAAGTTCTATACATAATAGAAGCACCATTTTCATCATCTTCTGAGACTTTGATAATGATATTTCTATCAGGATACCGAGTTGCAATAACCTCATAAAGGTCATCACTGATCATTTCACAACTTTTGTAATCCAACGCAAGAATGTTTTGAGAATATTGATTCTCTAACCATCGTTTGAATTGAATGAACTCAATATCACGGTCGTTGTGAAACACTTCAATCGTCACTTCAAAGTGAAAGATGTGACGATGTAAAGTTGCTAGAAAGCTAACATCATACTCATCACCTGTTGCCAAGTTAGGGTCTGTTGCTGCTGCGGGGTACTTATGAATACCTTCTTTTTGAAATCGGACAAAGATTGTACGAAATGCTTTATCTTTAATGCGTTGACGTTTTTCAGTCAATGCTTGTTCTCTTTGATCTATCATTATCTATCATCCTCAAAATTAACACGTTCGTGATCTTCATCCCATTGAAGTTTTGTATATCTTCTTATCTCAGAGTATACA